ACCTCAAAGATACCCACAATTCTTTACACTGAACAATACTGGCCCAAGACGTAAAAAATTCACACCATGATCCTACTAGACAACGAATGAAGTTATATGACAGACAAGCAAGAAAAATTTATAGACCATTACTGTAAAACAGGTAACGCTACCCAAAGTGCTATAGCATCAGGGTATTCCAAGGCTACCGCTAAACAGGCAGGTCATAGATTGCGAGGTCAATTTAGACAGGAGATCGAGGAAAGAACCAAGAAAATGGTACAGGACATGGTTCCTATATCATTATCTGCTATTAAATCCCTTATAGAACAGGGCGACAGTGAGTCAGTTAGACTAGCCGCCGCAAAAGATATCCTTGATCGCTCTGGATTAAAGCCAGTAGATCGTGTAGAAACCACAAACATTGAACAAATGTCTGACGAGGAAATACAAAGGCGTATAGATGCCCTCACAAAACACTGAACTACTCCTACTTCTAGAAGCACAGAAACAAAGAGAGCGGTTTAATAAGATAAATAACTACGATCCTTACCCTTATCAGCAAGATTTTCACGCTACAGGGTTTGAGAATAACCAACGCTTATTGATGGCGGCTAACCGAATAGGTAAATCTTATTGTGGTGCGGCTGAAATGTCCTACCATCTTACAGGAATGTATCCTGATTGGTGGAAGGGCAGACGGTTTAACAAGCCTATTACCGCATGGGCAGGTGGTGTTTCTAACGAAACCACTAGAGATATTGTACAAGCAGAACTATTGGGTTCTCCCGATGACCCTGAAGCCTTTGGCTCTGGCTCTGTTCCTAAAGAAAATATAATAAAAACAGAACGCAAGCCCGGAGTACCAAACGCCAAGTCCGTAGCATTGATACGGCATATTTCTGGGGAAAACTCTTCCTTACACTTTAAAGCCTACGAGATGGGTGTAGACAAGTGGCAGGGACGCTCTGTTGACGTTGTATGGCTAGACGAGGAACCCAGTAGGGAACTCTACTCACAGGCCGTTACACGAACTCTGGATAGAAGAGGCATGGTTTACATGACCTTTACACCAGAACAGGGCATGACAGAAACTGTAGCGGCTTTTATGAATAGCATTCAAAAAGGTCAGAGCCTTACTAACGCTACATGGGATGATGCTAGTGAACAAGTTAAGTCATTAAATGGTAAATCAGGACACCTTGATGACAATGTAATGCAACAAATTCTTAGCGCATACAGCCCACATGAGCGGGAAATGCGTAGATTTGGTAGACCTTCTATTGGTTCAGGTCTTATATTTCCTATACCAGAAGAAAATTTAATGATTGATCCTATAGAGATAGAGGATCATTGGCCTAGAATAGCCGCAATAGATTTTGGATGGGATCACCCTACCGCAGTAGTATGGTGTGCTATAGATCAGGAAGAAGATACTTTTTATATATATGATTGCTATAGAGCAAGTAAAGCAAGTCCTTCAGCGCATTCAGAAGTAATTACACAGCGACCATATTTTATTCCAATAGCCTATCCTCACGATGGAAATAGAAGGGATAGTATGGGAAATCCCGGTCTTGCAGAGCAGTATAGGAATCATGGCTGTAATTTTAGAATGGAACATTTTACTAACCCTCCCGGTTTAGGTCAAAACAAAGGCTCTAATTCAGTAGAAGAAGGACTTATGGCTATGCTACAAAGCATGGAAGCGGGCAAGTTTAAAGTGTTTAACACGCTACCACATTGGTTTGAAGAGTTTAGAATGTACCACAGAAAAGAAGGCAAGGTAGTCGCTATTCGTGATGACTTAATGTCAGCAACACGATACGCTTTCCAATCACAACGATACGCTGTTGCAGGGTCTGACCCTGAATGGAACAGTGATATAACCTATAGGAATTACGGAATTGTCTGATATAGAACAAGAATTAATGTCACGAATTCATCAAGAGATAAATGATTCTCTTGGGTATGATGGAGAAATTTCGTTACAAAGAGAAGAGGCTATTAAGTATTACTATGCTCTTCCTTTTGGTAATGAGGTTGATGGTCGTAGTCAATACGTTGATTCTACGGTACAAGACACTATAGAGTGGATTAAACCTTCTTTAATGAGGGTGTTTGCATCTGGCGATGAAATGGTTAAGTTTACACCGCACGGCCCAGAAGATGTTGCTAATGCAGATCAGGCAACTGACTATGTTAATTATGTTTTTACTAAAGATAATCCCGGTTGGGAAATATTGTATTCATGGTTTCATGATGCTCTTCTACAGAAAAACGGTATTGTAAAAGTTTGGTGGGATGAATACCCAGAAGAAAAAAGAGAAGAGTATAGAAATCTTGGAGATATGGAGTTTCAATATCTTATTTCTAATGATGAAGTAGAGGTATTAGAACATACAGAATATGAACAAAATGGATTAATACAACATGATTTAGCAATCAAAAGGTCTAGTTATAACGGTAAAATAAAAATTGAAAACGTACCGCCTGATGAATTTTTAATTTCTAGAGAAGCAAAAGGTATTCAAGACGCAAGGTTTGTTTGCCACAGAGTAAAGAAAACTGTATCAGAACTTAGACAGATGTATCCTGATGATGATTTTGATGTTGGTGAATTAGGCGCAGGATATAACGAAGAAGTTTACAATGCAGAACGTCAAGCCAGATATGAGATAGATGACTCATATGCTTGGGGTGATGGCATGAATGAGACTGGTGAAGAAGCGTTAAGGGAGTACTGGCTTCATGAATCATTTATAAAAACAGACTATGACGATGATGGCATTGCAGAACTAAGAAAAGTTTGCAGTGTAGGCGACTATATATTTTCTAACGAAGAAATTGACAAGGTTCCTTTTGTCTCCATTACTCCTTTAAAAATTCCTCATAAGTTTTTTGGTATGTCTGTTGCTGATCTTGTTATGGATTTACAGTTAATTAAGAGTACGTTAATGCGTAACTTAATGGACAATGCTTATAACCAAAACTTTGGCAGGTATGCTGTAATGGAAGGTCAAGCAAACCTTGACGATCTTCTTACACAACGTCCGGGCGGCATTGTAAGAGTTAAATCACCCAATGCAGTTATGCCCTTGGCTACTCCTCCTTTACAACCAGAATCATTCCAAATGCTTGGCTATCTTGATGAAGTAAGGGAAGCAAGAACTGGTGTAAATAAAAATACACAAGGCATAAATCCAGACGCTCTTACAAGTCACACAACTGCAACAGCGGTAAATGCTGTTATGACTAACGCTCAAAGTAGAGTTGAGTTAATTGCTCGTCAGTTTGCAGAAACAGGCGTTAAAGAACTTATGTATTTTATCTACGAACTTTTAGTTAAGTATCAAGACAAAGAAAGAGTTGTTATGTTAAGAAACGAGTGGGTTCCTATTAGACCAGATATGTGGTCAGATAAAATGGATTGCACTGTGTCTGTTGCTCTTGGTAATGGATCAAAGAATGAGCAAATGCAACATTTATCTCAGATGTTACAGTTTGCTTCAGAATCCATGCGTGGTGGATTACCTATCGTAACAGTAGACAATATGTACAATTTAGGAGCGGCTTTAATCAAAGCAATGGGTTATCAGAATGTTGATGATTATTTAACTAAACCACCGCCTCAACAACCAGAACAACAAAATCCTGAAGCGCAAATGAAAGCGCAACAAGATCAAATGGAAATGCAACTCAAACAAAAAGAGTTAGAAATAAAAGCCGCTGATGTACAAGTTAAGATGGCTAAGATTCAACAAGACGCGCAAGAGGCGGCAGTTGATGCTCAGTTAAAAGCGGCAGAACTTGCTCTCGAAAGAGATCAAGAAAGATCAGTATTAATAGGATAGTACAATGATTAATTTTACAGACAGAGAAGATTTAATGAGGTGGTACTACAATACTCATTCACCTGTACCACCGCAAGGTGAATCAGGTTTGTTTAGTGATTATATCCCTCCTAATCAAAGCAACTACCCATCAAGCATGACATATCCTCCGATTACAGAATATGTTGATGAACGCGGTCTTATTCCAGATATTAGCAAACTTCCCGCAGGTGTTATTCCTGATGCTGATCCGGGGCCATTCTATGGCATAGATGATCCTACTTATCTTGAAGAGACTGGAGGATTTGATATGAAAACAGCAGAAGGTTACGAAGCATATCTTGCAAGTTTACCACCAGTACCAGAAACGCCTCCATCAACTATAACTTATGACGCTTATACAGGAGCGCCTATTGTAAGGGATGCAGATGGTGTTGGAGATGGTTCTAGTTTTGGATTAATAGATTCAGCATACATAGGATAGTAATGACAGAAAAACAACGAGAGGAACAAGCAAAACGCCTCCTCAATGACCCGATGTTTAACGAAGCATTTGAACAATTAGCAGAACATATACATACCACTTGGATACAAACAAGTGTGAAAGATGTCGAAACTCGTGAGCAATCATGGCTTTCTTTACGGCTCCTTGAACGTATACGCTTACATCTAACCAGTATCGTAGAATCTGGAGAGTTAGCGAGGAAAATCAAGGACATCCATATATAGGAGAATTTGTAATGGCGGATACCATTGACCCGCAAGCAGTAGAACAAGGCAGTATAGCCGAAGCACAAAGTGCTTTCCTTGGACTTTTGGAGCCTGAAGAGGCCAAACCAGAAGCCGAGGCAAG